TGCTCTTCCGATCTGCACAGGAATTGCTCCTGTAGGTACAAAATTATTCAGCACCACTGGGCCAACTCCTGATGGCAAATTACCTAAACCTTGTGTTGTGCCTGCTAGATATACCGCTGTTGGGCTGGCCCATATTGTGAGTTTTTCGTCTGGCTGAGTAGGTGTGCCAACTGCCAGTCGATTGGTAGCAGTAAAATAATATCCTGTGGGTGCCGCGAATTCAACTAAGCTGCCTTCGGTAATGTATCTGCCACTGTTGCTGGCAAAACTGCCAATGGACACTGGATTACCTAGGTCATTTTCAAAATAACCAGTGGTCTCATTGGTAATTGAAGTGCTTTGATTCCAGGTATAATTTAATACTGCTAGATTGGGTCGTGGAAAATTAGCATAGTAAAATTGTTGTAGGCCTGCTCTCAGCGCCAAGGGGTTGATCTGATTGATTACAGCATCGCTGATGTCATTTGTGGTCAGCCAACTGAACTGAAACGCATACAGGTTGTCAGATTCGTACAAGGCACCATCGCTGGCAAATATGTTAGTGCTAGAATATTTTCCTGTGCCATCAACAAGATCAAGATATCGGCTAGTGCCAATGCTGGCACGGTTGATGGCTGTGCTTTTAAGAATGCTGTTGTATTGAGTAAACGGAAAGTTTGTGTAGTCTTCACCGTTGACCATGCGATTCTGTGTGTAGTACTGGGCCGGAGCACGTTGTTTGATCTCTTGAATAGTTTCACGTGCTTGAGCATTGGTTACTGGCTCAGTGATACCGCAGGTGAATGTTAGCGTCTCAATTTGTCCTGTGCGGCTCACATAGCTGATAGGAACAGCTACGCTTTGCATTTCTACAGGATTGATAATATAGGTTAGGCCGTTGCTTGCACGAACATAGGTACGGAAAGTGCCCACTGGTATGGTGGCAAATATGCCATCACCAAAATTTAAAGTAATCTGGTCATTGGTTCTACTGCTGACACTATAAATGTCTCTTGTGCCTGGGGCCAGCTGTTCTACTGCGGCCGCATACACGCTTTGCACCCTTTCCCAAAGCCCCGCAATATTACCCAAGTCGTCCAACTGATACAGCCAGATATCGGTGTTGTTGATGCCTTCAATATTGATTGCCACTGCACGATTGTCAATGCGTTCAGGCAAATTAAAATCTTGATTTTGTAGTACACCTTGCTTGAACAAAAAGAAAAATCCTGTGTTACCGCTGAGGAATCCTTGTTGATCATTACGGAACAGCACGGTAAACTGTCCGTTGGGCGATGGAGGAGGTTCGTAAACAAAATTTTCACCAACAGATGTGGCATTGACCACTTCAAATGGCATGTTTACCGTGTCTACTGTGGCAGTGTATGGAATCACTGGCAAAAATCCAGGCACCAGATTAATGGTATATTCCTGTGTGTCTACACCTAAAATTGTTTGTCGATTGCCAGGGTTGCCAAATTTTTGTGCATTGGTCAAGCTGGCATTGATAATTGTAATAAACTGTTCTTGCCAGTCAAGGTTCGTAGGATCAGCCCAGTTAACTGTGAGGTTGGCTAGATTAATGCCGTTGTAGTCGGTGAGATTTTCTGTGGTCGAGACAGAAAATACTTTGAGATATCCCGAAGCTTCTGTGTTACGTTTGGCAGTATAGCTGACCAAATTTGCAAGTTTAACAACCGAATCTCTGCGTTCTGCTGTGTCTAGGTAGTTTTCTCTAGTGTTAAGGTCTGTACGAAATGCCAAACTTTGGCCCATGAATGCCATGACATCCAGCAGGGCAATAAACTCACTTGACTCGATATAATCGTTGAATGTTTCTGGATAATACAGGCGCAAATAATCCACAAAACTCTTGCGTAGGGTTTCAAAATCGTAGCTTTGAAAGTCGGCTTCGCGGTAGGTTTGATAGATTCTTTTCCAATCTTCAACGCCAAATATCACAGTTTGTCTTGATGTTGTGGCCATAGTTATTCCAATGTTAAAGTATTTATGGAACTAATAATCTGGGTAGTTAAACGACGGTGGCTATGCGTTGTTGCTGATCAAAAAACAGGTTTAACTGTTCCGCTGTGGTACTGGGTGCCACTGCCAATCCTAATTGTATTAGGATGCCGTTCTGCTGAGGGAATATCTGTATACCGCTGATATAGAGTCTAGGATCTCCAGCACACACACGCTGTATTTCTGTGGTGATTGCTGTTTGTGTTTCTGGAGTTTGATTTTCAAACAAGTAATTCCAGATCACTGTGCCGTAGCCAGGCCGTCCTGGCAACTCGCCTTGACGTATATTAAAAGCATTAAGTAGGTCAATTTTGATCAGATCAAAATCTACGGCTGTGAATTTCTTGTTTTGACCTATGGTATTGAATCCAATAAATGTGGGCATGTTGTATTTACTCTATTAAACTATTTGATTTACACTGGTTCTAACACCGGCCAGCAAGGTATTGGCTTGACCTTGAGCTTGGCCGGCTAGCCCTTGCGCTTGACTAAGCAGAGCTGTGCCTTGCACTTGCAGATTTTTTAACACAGCTTGGGCTTTGCTTATATCAAGTGCGGCGCCAATACTGGCTGAGTTCGGCAAGTCTGCGCCAAAACTAGGAACAGGTATTTTGGCACTGCCAAGTATTTTTGTAAATGCTGTATCAACACTAGCACGATTTACTGTGTTGGCAAAACCTGCGGCCTTTTGCACGTTTGACACAAGACTGTCTCCTTGTGCAATTAATGAATTAAATTGTCCTTGTGCTTGTGTCAACAATGCATTGGCTTGTCCTTGTGCTTGTGTCAACAATGCATTGGCTTGTCCTGTTATTTGTCCTTGCAACTGGCTTGCGGCAGCAAGAGCACGTCCTTGTATCTGACCTGTTAAGGCTGAAACACTAGGCAAATTAGATGTTAAATTATTGACGTTGAGATTGGATAATTTGTCCAATCTACCGGTCAGTGTGCTGGATGCTGTGGCGGCAAATTGACTGGCTTTACCCAGGCTGTCCATAGCAGTTTTTACCGATGCTAAATTAGGAGTTATGCCAGATGTGAGCGAGCCTAACCCTGGCGAGAAGGAGGTTGCTAATCTGGTCACGTTTGGTGGTGGTGGAAACTGGATGCCAACTAGATTAGAAGTAACATTGGTCACAGGAGGCGCTCCACTAGCCCATTGTTCTGTAAGCTCAGTTCCGTATTGGCTGGAATTTGTAATTAATGCTGCTACCCGGCCATTTATCTCGTTGGTAATTGTTGTTGTTGCGTTGGTTAATTCTGAATTGTTGTCTCCGGTGTAAACAGTGCCTACTACAGCCGATACAGATTGAGCTGCTGGGGTTTTAATCACACCAGCGGCTTGTAAACTATTATATCCGTTTTGCATCAAAGTTGCTTGAGCATCATTTTGTGCTTCGCTACTTGCAAGGAACTCTGCAAGCGAATAAATTCCATTTAATCCAGTCCATACACCAGGAGCACCAAGTACCTCAGTTAAGGTGTTAGATGTGTTTTGCAAAAATTGTTGCCAAGTACCCGGTTTGACATATCCTGCCATTTCTAATTGTTGACAACTTAGTCCATATTGTCCTACTCCAGTCTCATTGGTCATGACATCGGCTGCTTGGTCTACAGTGTTGGCCACTTGTGACATGAGTGCTAGAGTTTGATTACTGGTCAATGATCCTATGGCCGGAGCAGTAAACCCTGTGCCAGCAATTGAGGCTATGTTGGCCTGAGTTATAGGATTAGTTAGGGGAGTATTGATCAGAGATGGGATGTTGGCTACTGTGGGCAGTCCGTTGATGATGGACAAGATTACAGTGTCGTCAACTCCAGCAGTGCCACGATCCAGCCGACTCAGCTCAAATTTAGCTACGGCAGAGGTAGTTCCACTGATGCTTTGGCCAGGTTCAAATCCTACCAAGGCTCCTGCGGCTACCTGGCTGTAAAATGTAAAGTCAGCCTGATCTTGTGTAGTGCCTGCAGGAGCCTGCATGGTAAATTCTGCACCGGATGGAAGGGTGTAGTTAAACTGACTCATCGAGTTTTTGTAATAGTTGTGTCAGCTGGAACCGGTGGAGCATCAGGTGGCGGAGTAGGGGCACCACTAAATTTAACCGACACACTTACACCTTGATTGTGGTACGGATAAGGTTCGTGAGTAGGAGCACGAGTCACTATACTTTCTAGTCCTGTGGGCTGTACTATCCAACCAGCACTGGCATTGAACTCTACCTTGGGCAACAGGTACTTGGTCAGACCTGCAGGTGTAGCAACTTCTGTTTTAGGACCGCCGTTAAGGTTAATTTTGCTTCCATTGAAGCTCAGTGTGCTACTTGCGGCCCAACTGCCCAACTGACTGGTCATGGCCAACGTACCAGGAGTTTTTAATCCTATGCCAGCTTGACTGAACAGGGTCAACTGACCTTTGTTTGACACAGTCATGTCTGTGTCGCTCTGCATGGTTGTACCTTTGGTGCTTTTCATATTTATTTTTCCACCAGCAAACATGTTGATATCGTCGTCAGCATGTATATTTACAGTACCCTGTGTGCGTAGATTCACACTGTTGGTAGTATACACATCTAAGGTACCTTCCTGACCTAGCTCAATGTAGGCCTGGCCGTTGGCATGGCAAATGTACAAGCAGTCGCCGTCATCACTCATGGTGATCTGATGCCCTTTGCTGGTACGAATACGTATTAAATTATCTTTGCCATTGAGATCGCCGTCGTCCATGACCAAGGTATGTCCGCCGCGGCGAGCAATTACTTCAGTAGCCGTGGCTGGACGGTTGGCCAAGTCCTGACCAGTTATTCCTGCGTCGCCACCAGCGCCGCCACCAATGCCGCCTGCATAAATTGCTCGACCCGGGGTGCTGATGCCGTAACACCCGCTGGGGCTTTCACGCTGACTGGTACTGCCAATTGATCCACGTATAGGGTCATTGATCAAGCCCTGTTGAAACAGGATCCCAGCCACATAGCTATGTACCGGCTTGGGTTGATCAAAGTACTTGGGATTGTCAGCAATGGCCAAGTTTGAGTTGTTGATTTCGGTAACCGGTAGGCGAGTAGATCCAGCAAAGTAGCTGGCCTGTGTTTCGTTCTGTGTAACTGATTGACTCGTTGGCACAGAGCCCACAGCCGGAATCATGTGTATGATACCTTGATCTGGAACACAACCCACATAGTAACCTTGATTGGGATCGCCGCCTACAAAGAAGCACAGGACCTGCACACCAATATCGGGCGGAGTAAACCACATGCCATAGCTTTGTGGATTGCCTTGTATAAACGCACCGGTACCGGCACCTGCACCCGCAGGCGTGGCACCATAAAAAGGTGGACAGTAGTTCACTGTACGCCACAGGCTAGGATCATCAGGGTTGGGTCCACCAAACAATTCTATATAAACTTGCAATCGACCTGATCTGGTAGGATCTACGTTGTTGGTCACGCGACCAATGAACGGTCCCATTTCCGTGGGCATACCGCCACGGTCCATCTTATAGTTTTTTGGTTGTCCTGTGTTACGGTTAATATTTTCACCGGCCATTATGTCTCTCTATTCATTTCCTGTGGTGCTTCAGCTACTTCAAACCCAAATTCCGTGCTGGGTGTGTTTTGTAATTCGCCAGTGCTGGTTGCAGGCTGAGGTGGAGGAGCTGGTCGAGGCGACGGCAAGGCTGAACCGGCTGTACCAGCAGGATCATACAGGTCACCATACTCATTTTGTCTAAGATTGGACACTGCTCCGGTTTCGTCACGCACTTCATAACCCAACGACTCTCCATTGATATTGGTAGTACGCGAAGCACTGGCTGCTGTGGGTTCTCTACCGTTGGTGGATGGCGGCTTAGACGTATTGCTGAGTGGCAATAATGATCCCTGTAACTCCTGGGTAAACTGACCTTTGCTAAAAACGTTTTTGCAATTGGTAGCAATGTAGGCAAATGTTTCTTGAGGGGCCCCAGATCCTGAGTTGGTGTTCATAATTCCAGTGTTGAAGTTGTAGTCTGTGGGCCTGTTAAAACTTACAGTAAAGGTCACTTCTTGGCTGTCGTAGTTGATGCCGCCATCGGCATTGAATGGCCTAAATTCAAATGCTCTGGCATTGACGCCAAAGGCCACTTCGCCCTGTTGCATAAACGCAGGATCACCAACAATTTTCATTTGCACATGGCTGAAATCCGATACACTGTACAAAAAAGACGCAGCCGAGTCAGCAGGTTCGTTCACATAGTTGGCCTGGCCTTGTCCACGCTGTTCACTGGTGGCCATGTGCGTTTGTTTAAACTGGTCACGGCCACTAGGCGGCGGCACGGCCAGTGCTTCAGCATTGCCACTCAAAGTTGTGTAGTAGGCATGGTTATATTCTTGTTCATAACTTAAAATCTGAGTGTTGAGTCCAGTAAACCAGTAGTTATATGCCTTGTGAGCGCCACGATACGTGCTGTCAGGAAAATACGGACTGGCCATCTGATTGATGGCATATGGACTGATTGTAAAGGTCATGCGGTATGCATGATCTCTGCGCTTGTTGTCATAGGCCAACTGTTTGGCAGTGACACTGATCTTGTACCAGGCTGTGACTCCATTGGCTCCTGCTGTGGGATTTTTGGTTTGTTTGCCATTTTCGTCAAAGTTGACCTTTTGTTGATCAGTGATGTATCTACTACTGCGCATGACCTGATCGATAAACTGTACAATTTGTGTACCTGCCAACACATTCCAGTTCTGGCTGTTGACATTGACGGAATCTGTTTTGCTATCTAATTTGTCTTCAGCAGTTTTGACATTTTTACCTGCGGTATTTCTGTAGGTTACTGGCCCAGGCTTTATCACCTCTGATGCGGCTATGGCCGGTGGTGCAAATTCTATAGCATACTCGTCGGCTACTCCATAGGTGCCGCGTTTGACCAGATCCTTTTGATACTGGTTAAGTGCGTCACACAAACCCACAAATTGATTGTTGGCACCTTTGCCGGGAGCGGCAGTAGCGTTGGGCGGTGATGCGGTGGATTCAGTTGGTGCGGTAGTTCTGTTTGCCTCAAAATTAGCCCGGCGGCTTTCAAACACTTGTCCAGACGCTCGTGACTGTGGCCCGAGTCGCAACGTGCTGGCATTGCGGTCTTTAAAGGCTTGAATTTGTTCTGGTGTTGGATTGGCCATAGTGTTATGGAGCTACCACAGCAAAGGGATTTTGAGTATCGCCAGTGAAGTTGCCATTGGCATCTACACCTGCGGTGTTGGCCACAACTTGATTGCTGGCTGCTATCACTTCGTTCATGTTGGGAGCTGGTTTAGAAGTGCGTTCACCGGGGCTGGCCTGAGCTGTGGCTGTTACACTAGGACCACCCTTCAAAAGTTGGCCCACGGTTTGACCCGACAGCTGGAAGGCAAACGGTATGGTACCACGTGCTTGACTAGTACCAGTGTCGTAGGGCACAGGATTACCTACAACATAGTATTCAACTTGATTGGCCACTGTACGGAACGTGATGTTTTCAATCAAGAACGGATAGTATTTTTTGATCACCGACTGTGGATTTGTTGTGGCCAATTGTCCTGTGCCACTGATCTGACCACGAGCAGGTGCAACCAAGTTGCCGCGGTCATCGTAGCCGTAAAACTCTATGGTCAAGCAGTACTGTGCTGCTCCATAGTTGGGAGGTTGGCTGGTCTGATTGGCATTTACCATACCCGGTGTGGCTGTTCCTGAGGCTGCTTGCTGACTAGTCTGCGCAGAGGTATTGAGTGCGGCACCTTGCACAGCACTGTAGAGATTTTGTATCAAGGTCAAACCGTTGGGTTCCACCACTTTGAATTTTAGCGTCATGCCGTTGGTGCTCATGCCAGTGCCCTTGCCCATCAACACTGTTTCGATCTCCAAATCATCTAAATAGTAGTCTAAAGGAAAGAACTGGTTACGACCTTTGGCAGGAGCGCCACCACTTTGCATAAGCAGACTCCAATTACCAGACCCAGGCGCAGGAGCAAGTCCAGTGGTCAAAGAGTTGTATTGGCCGGGTGTCAACAACCACCACGAAATGGCATAGGTATAACTGGCATACTGATCCAGCACATTGGGCTGAGCCACAATGCGTTGATTGGCAAAGGTTTGATTGATAATCTGCTGTGCAGTGTTGCTGGATGCAGGCGGTGTATTGTCTGGGCCGCGACTGTCAACAGCGTTGCGGCTGGTGCCTGCGCCAACCCCGCCTGACGTGGGTGCCTGTGTGGGGCCATCATCTCTAGCGTTTGAGGCTGGCGTGCTCTGTGACTGTCCGGTGGTCACTGTGGGGCTGGCTAGATCAGGTGACGGAGAGGTTATGATCTCTTGTAAACGGTTGTTTGCCTCTATGACCTGCGGTGCTAATGCTGAGGCCTGTTGTTGATATTGTTGCGCCTGCGGTGACGCAATGCCAAATTCTCTGGCCGCTGCGTCGCGCTGATCCAACAAGGTATCAACTTGTTGTTTGAGTGCCTGGTATTGTGCATTAGCTTCGTTGTAGCCCGGTTTGGAATTTAAACTGCTCATGTCAGAATCCCAACACAGTTTTTAAGGTGTCAATTTTTGGCAGGTATATCACTGCACCGGCTTCAAAGTCCATGGGCGGAGCTGTTAGTGTATTGGGGTTGCGTTGATAAAACACCCACCATAGGCCAGCATCACCATACAGGTCAAACGCCAACAGGTCTGGACGATATTCAAATGTGGTGTTGATAGTAAACAATAGATCGTCGGCATTGCGGGGTATGGGTCTATTGACCATGACGTCCAGAAAAAACTGACTGTAGCCTGTGAGAAAATATGGGCTGGTACTAGAATATTGATCGCTCATTACCAGAACCCTCCTTTGAGTAACTGCCCATTGGCAAATCCTTTGAGACTAAACTGTTGACTGACCTGTTGGCGACTTTGTACTGGCAACAATGTCAGTTGAATTTCTATCTTACTGGGCACATAGGTGGGATTGGCCAACAAGCTCTGCAAAGGCGCTGGTATGGCATTTTGTGCGCCCACTGGCAAGAATGCTGTGGCCAGTCTGGTCACGGTCGGGGCTACAGCATTGAGTGTGGTAGAATACAAATTTTGCAGGGGTTGTAGATTCAATCCGGTGTTGTTGGGTGCGCCAGAACTGATATAATCAACGTCGGCTGGCAAAACATAGTTGAATGATTGCACTAGGCAAGGATGATTGTTAAATTGGTAATCGCCCAGCCCGCTGAGGAATACTAGAGGGGGTGGTGATCCACGTTGTGCGTCTTGCCCGTAGAACATCTTGGTCACTGAACGGAAAAAATGTATCACTGCCAACACATAGGCTGCATCAGCAGTGCTTTGAGCAGTAAAGGTGGCATTGATGTTGATTGCATCTGTATAACTGTTTTGATAAAAATATCCACGATAGTTTGAGTGAGTTAGATCGTATTCGCTGTACCTGGCCTTATAAGCAGTAGTAATGGCCGGAGTGTAGGGAAATATTACTCCATTGGTTGTTTTTAACGGTTGCAGTAAGCCGGCATTGGGTGCTGCATATAGATAATTGGCGCCTGGGGCTAATCTCAAGGTCACACGCCAGTCAGTGTTGCGCGGCAGTTGTTGCGACAGATTTTTGTTGGTTTCTTGATTCTCTGCCTGGAAAACCCCAGATGTCACTTCACTTTGCGTACTATTTAATGGGCGTCCAGTTTCATCATCTATCTCGGCTGCTCGAAACAAAGCACCATTTCTGAAGGAGTTGCCCAGGCTGTCCGTTGTAAATTCATCTCCATCGTCCCCATAGCCCACAGCCGAAGCCGGCGTCACTGGGTCTGAG